TCCTCTATTGTTTCTTCTCTTAAATCCGAGATTACTTGTAGAAATCGAGCAAAGTGCTCGTGGTTACTTAATGTAGTTAAATCCGTTTCTAGACTCATTTATTGAATTGATTAAAATAAAAATTTGTTCTTTCAGCTCTTCTATCAGTATGTGCTTTTTCTTTTTTAGGTTTTAAAAATTTAGTTCTAAATGTTTCGTTTATTAATTGAGGGTCTCCACTTTCAAATGCTTCACGAAGAGCTTTAGCATTCCCTTCGCCGACAACATTCTGAAGATCTCCATAAATGTTTTCGTAAACGTATTTGTTTTGAGAATCGACATCATCTTTAAGATTGTTTTCTTTAAGGAATGTGTTATAATAAGGTCTGTGAAAATCAAATTGATAAACTCCATAACCTTTACCTCCGCCGATTTGCTTCTGAGCGGGATCAAAACTGTAAGCACTTTCAACAGCGGCGTTACCACTTAGACCAGCTAATACAGCTGGATCATTCCCGAAGTATTTTCTAGTTGAGCTCAAGTACGCATCAAACATAGATCCCTTGTTTGATTTTTGCGAACCTAGCATTTGACCTTGAGTAGACATAGGTAAAGGTACATTACCAGTGGGCTCAGTAACTACTCCAAGCATTATTCTTTCGAGTTCTGTCATATTAGCTCCTTTACATTCCTTGTGTTTGAATATCTCCCATCTGAGCTGGTTCTGTTCCAACTCTTCCGATTTGAGCGTTCTGTGCTTGTTGCATTTGGAATGTGTACTGCCCAGCGTACTTTTCAAGTCTCGCTGCAAAGGCTTCATCTGACTGTAGTCGTTGTGCAACGTCCGGCTGAGAAGCGTACTGCTGAATAACAGTAAGAGCAATTTGAGCACCGTTAGGACGCGCTGGCATTTCAATACCGGCAAAGATTTTAGCGAGGTCATCAGTTACTTGATTTACAACTTGTTCTTGAGCTGCTTCTGTAGGTTGTAGCACACGATCCGCGAGTACCGGATCAATACTGTTAGCAGCTGCATCAAGCAAGCTATCAATGTTAATGCGACCACTGCGGTCCAGTTGCGTGAGCGCAACCATTTGATTAAGTTTCTTCTCTTGAGTTTCTGGATCCGAATTGAGGACATCATATGAAATCATTATATCGTAGTTCTCATCTGGGTTGCCCTTGTTGAAAGCTACGGGGTCTGGCGATCCGGTAACTCTAAAGAAAACTGAGTCCGGTCCAAACCGCTGGAAGCATTTATAACACATCTGTAAAACCTCTGCTGAGTGCTGGAGGAATTTGTCCACTAAAAATTGTTTACGTACTTGAGATATTTGAGATGTTTCATCAAGTCCACATAATCTATCCGCTTGTGCTTCCATTGTTCTTTCTATTTCAATGGAACCAACTGGAGATGGAGGAGTAGGAGCAAAATCAAGGTCTCCCTTTCTGCGGTAAGGTATCATCCTTCCGGGACCCCAATCTGTTGGTGCTTGACCAACTGGGTGCAAAATCGGAGGTAGAGTAGCTAGACTGTTTCTATCAATACGTGAGTCCCTTTCTACCTTTACTTGATTCTGAATACCGCGAAGGATGTCTGGAATAGTTTGAGTATCATAGAGCCTCTTACTATCTTCAGAAAGTTTAGTAACTACTACTGGATAATCTTCGTATCCGTTCAATAACTCGAACTTAGCATATCCCGGAGCTTCTTCGTTTCCAGTGAATTGCTTGTGGAAGACAGTACAATAAATACCTTCGGAACCATCTTCTGGATCTATCAAGCGCTGATAACCGTATACTATTTCAATTAATTCATTTGCTTCGTATGCGTTGTCAGTTAAGGATGTACTTCTACGTCCTTCTTGTTCGCGCTCTATACTATCTATGCTGACTCCTCTGTAGTGCTGAATAATGTAATCAACAAAGTCTTCATCCCATCCGTCAGTCAGTACTTTATTCTCTAGCTCTTGAGCTGTGTAGTACGTTCTCCAAAAACAGTACGGTGCTCTTTGAGGATCCGTAACATAAGGAGGAAAGAAAAAGTCTCCATCCGGCGCAAGTGTCTTTACTTCTGGAGCATCTATCTGTCTGCGAACTATCGGAAGTTCTGCTTCTCCATTTTTACGTAAGTCCTTGAGAGCTTTCTTAGCTCTTTTTTTAGTTACTCCCGGAAATGTTACTTCTAGTAAAGCTACTAACTCATCATCATTTTCTCCACCGGATATAAGTTCTACTACCTCTGGGGCTATCTCAGCGATTTGATTTAGGTCTAAGCGCTGTAAAAATCTGCGGTCTTCTCTGTGCCAACCTACGTAAGTCATCAATATACCGCGCTCTAATAAATAATTAGCTCCGAGTTCCATCTCTCTTTTGAAACGTGGAATGTAGCCACTTGATACCATCCACTTCAAGAAACTAGATACTATTTTACTTCGGGGTATATCTGTACTTTCTACCGGAAATGCTCTTACGTTTGAACGATTCAAAGATGACATAAACAAAGATACTAATCTAGTAATTCTTTCGTCAATCGTATGCGCCTCCATATCAGCAGCTCCTTCCCAAGGGAAAGCATCAGCTCCGTGCTTGCGATGATCGCGGGATTTACCAGCCCACCAGTTGCGCCTATCGTCATAACTTGTACGGCACAAATCAAAGTATGATTCTAGCTCTACCGTAGTCTGCTCGTACGCGTAACGTAATGTATTAATGTCTGGCTCTTTCCCTACGTAAGTAAGGCTTTCTGAAATTGAGTCACTTTGCATAGTTTATTTAATATAATATCACAGCTATCAACCTAAGTTATACTCGTTGAGGTGTTTTTACCCAGTTGTATTTTGGATTATCAGTACTGTTGTCAGCTTCTAAGTAGATTAATTTACCTTTTGTAATTTTACCTTGCATACGTCTAGGTATTTTAACTGGGACTTTTTTACTCAGTTCCTTTACGTACACCATAACGTACATAGGATTAGGAGCTTGTTGTAGAACTGGTCCTCTGTAAAGAACCGGCATTGATATGAACTCATCTAGAATCCTTTGACCGTCTGCATTAATCCAAGTACTTTTACCCCTTCCGGTAACCATCTCTTCCTCTAGTTCTTTGAAGACTAGATCAAGGGCTTCCTCGAAAGGTATCCCGTATTCTTCTGCTATTTCCTTTAGTTTTTTCTTAGGCATATTAGTACCCTCCTTTTGTATTTGTTATAGTTTTATAATCGTTGGCATCTATATGGTCGGGACCTTCGCCGCCATTTGCCATTCGTAAATATCTGATTACGTCAAAGAAGTCCTTTAGGGGTTCGTCCATCTTTCCGTTAGAGTTGTAATTAATTAAGGAATCAATCAAGTTCCCGCACTCTTTATGTATATAACATCTGGGTTGATTCGCTTCATCTATCTCTACGTTAGGATTGTAATTGAACCACTCGTCCAATGCAGTGATCCCCATCTCTTCTGTTCTACCGTCACTAGGAATGAAATTCATCCCGTAATCATAGAAGGCAGTGAACAAATCATCATTGTTCTCATTTTCACGTGCGAAGTATCTGGAGTCCCCAATTCTTTCAATTACTTCAATCCCTAAATCTTCTTCTATTTCTTTGAAGAGCTCTACGTAGCCCTCTACGTTGTACCCCATCTTTTTCGCGGCTGGTCCAAAACGCCACTTTGGATCGCCAAAAATTGCCCACTCTCCGTATGTATCACGGTCGGGGAACTCTTTACGAATATAGACGTTATTATCTCTATCAACTCCCGCCCAGATTGCAACATAGTTTCTTGCTCCGGCGGGGTCGACCACTTGATAACAACTATAGTTGGACTTATCAGTGATGTCTGGAAATCTTCTTCTGTTTTTATTGGGTACTTCGGATAATACATTTACTTCTGTGTTAAATAATGGTAGCAGACTTGTCATTGATTTTACCGGTACTCCATAAGCACGTACCATAATCTCTTCTTCGGGTCTGCCCTTGAGGTCTTTTGCTATACGTTCGTACCCGCCGAATGGGTTCTCGTCTGAATGCAAATACACAACTCCAGCATCTCTCTCTGGACTGTACTGCTCTATAGGTACTTCTTTATTCTTTAGTAACTCAGCCTTTCTAGTTTTCTTAGTTTCGGCTCCCTTCAAGTAATCATTGATGAAAGGAGTGTAACCATCGATTGGAGTGAATCCAATTACCATCTTAGCGTTTCTAGTAGCTAATCTAAACCGTAATGTATTTACTAAAGCCGCGTCCCCAAGGTACTCGTCTAACCAAGCCCCTACGTTTAAAGTTTCCGGTTTTTTAAAACCGAACTCAAAACCTTCTAGGATGGTTTGATTATTACTGTACTGCGTGTAAGTTTTGAAATCTACTCGTGTTCTAGTATCTGGAAAGATAAAACTACTACCAGTGAAACCATTTTGCATAGAATAATTTATATAACCTTCGATACTTTTTGTTTTCTTACGAAACTCACGGGGCATCATAGACCATATAGCGGACTGCTGTACCTTAACAGAGGTATCGGCGTTTTGACTGAAGCATACAATATGACCATCAGTGTTGTCCATTACTGCTTGCATTATTACTTTAGCGCAGCCAGTGGTCTTACCACTTCTATTCCCTCCTAGTACTAGGCACTCATTGTAGTTATTGAGACTGAGTCTCATTCTTTCCCAGCCGTCTAGATCAAAACCGTAACGGATAGGATCCTCCTCAGACGCTTGTATACGTCCCTCGTGGGCTGTGTACAAATCCTCTAGTAATTTTGGGTCCTTCTCTGCTAAGAGAATAATCTCTTCGTCAGTCGGAGGCTGTAAGAACGGATGCTTAGAAAATGTCAGTTCCATCAGCTTCCTCCTCTTCTTCTTCTTCAGCTTCCCATATAATGTCTAGAGCATCTAAGTCTCCATCCATATCTACTTGGGTTTCGCTTAGTAGCATACGTCCTACCCTATGGTTAGTATAATCATAGAATAAATCGCCGTCATCGTCCATAACTATAAACATATAGTTACTGAAGTGCTCGCCGAGGTTTCCTCGGATGCGGTCAAAGA